GCGTCGTGCGCTTCCCATACCTCGTTGTATAGGGTATCTAGGAAACCATGATACTGAGGAAAGTCAGACCCCTCGATGTTCCAGTGAAAGAAGTGCAGCTTTAGGTAGAACGAGAAGTTCGTCGCTAGGTATACTTTCATAGCGTCCATTAGGTTAGCCATTATGCCCCTCCAGCTGACTTAGTGTACAATATATTAATCATTAGCAGTTCCACTTTCTTAGTGCTTTATTGATTCTTGAGTCCGGGTCATGTGCGGTCTTAGAAGAAGTCAGTCTCTTCTTCATCCCACCCATGCGCGCGCAGAATGACTTGCGGCGATTGGCTGCCTTAGAGCCCTTCTTGAGCTCAGACGGCTTCTTTGTTACTGGAGCCTTTAAGTGACTGCCGGTAGTATGGTTGTAGTGATCGCGACCCTTCTGAGTCAGCCCACCAGTAGAGCTCTTGAAACCTTTTGAATCTACTGCAGCCTCGTCGATCGACGATTGAATGCAGGTGCATCCCTCTCCACAACCCACTTCTCTAAATTCTCTGAAAGTCTTCATGGCCTTAGCTCCGGATACTTTTTATGAAGCTCTTCTTTAGGAAGCTCATGAATGTCTTTCCACATGTTAGCTTCTTTTTTAGTCTTAGTCGAGCGTATGTGTCTGCCGTTCTCATCGTGAACGTGCCATTCAGTATCGCCTGTAGTATTCCCGCGATAGCTCACGTTCTTAGTGATTACGGCTTTCTTTTCTTCACCCATGAATTCTTTGAAAGTCTTCATTGTGAGTCCTTAAAGTCTTTATTAGTAGGGGCGCCCTTGGAACCCGGCTTTCTCATGTGCTCGCCAGAACCATTCTTGATTCTCTTGCGCTTTGCCCAGATGTTGTCCCATAGACCGCGCTTTTCCTGTACTACTTCTTCTTTCATATTCTCGTGGCATGCACCGCAGTTCATGCCCTTCTTCTCTACCGGAGCACCGCACTCCGGACACTTGTACATCTTCTTGTCTTCTTTTAATTTTGCACGAACAGCTTTCTGAGCGCCATCGAGCGTCCTATACTTTACCGGGTCACGATCATTGCCGTGCATTACTGTATATGACTTGCTGTCTCCACCGTAATGAATTGAAGAATCGCCAGTGTGATGCCTCCACATTCCTGATCGAACGAGGTTAAATTCTTCTTCATCCCATTTTGGTGCTTTTGCTTCAGTCCTAACGTCTCTGTTAAGCCTCTTTGCAGCTTGCATTCCGACCTTAGCGTATTTCTTTAAGTTCTTTGGATCGTAGTTTCTTTTTCCGAGAACGCCTGCGTCTCCCATAGATGACATGACCTCGTGGTCAGCTCTGTTAGCTACTTTCTTGAGAGCTTCTCTTCCCTGAGGAGTGTTGCCTACCTCGTTAATTCTCTCAAAAGCCTCATTAGCTTTTCTCTTCTTCTCTGCAGCTTCCCTGTCGAGAATTGCTTGATAATCAGAGTTCGCTTTGTTCAAGCCAGCTTTAGCTTCTTGAGCTCTCTTCTCACTCTCGTTGTACTTTGGGTTCTTCGAGAGCATTTTCTCCCATGCGGACTTCTTCATCTTTAGTACCTCGTCTATTCTTCTCTTTACAATTGACTGAGTGCGGAAAGGCCTGTCATCTTTCTTTCTGTCCTCGCCGTTTCTCGTAACGAGGTCCACTGTCTTTCGATCTTGACCAGAGCGAGGTACTGCTTCCCTGTGCTTTCCGAACATCTTCTCAAGTATATCGCTCTTCTTTATGACTTCCATGACGGACTGGGTGTCGTCAGTGTCAATGAACCTGCTGTCAAATAGCTCGTCGACGCTCTCTTTTACTTTCTTCTTGCTGGACTTGTTGATATCGCCCATCATCTCTTCGGCGTGCTGGTGCAGCTCAGGAGGAAGTCCGGATTTAAAGCCAGAGATGTTTCCATTCCTTGCGTGCTCGCGCATCTTGGTTCCAGAGATTCCCTTCGTTCCCTCAGCGTCTGGGTCCCTATCGATCTTCTTTACGGTGATTGACTTGAAGTTGTAGTGGACTTTCCCGCTCTTGTCCGGCTTTCCGTTGTACCTATGAAGGAGCTTCTCGTATTCACCCGCCCTATCAGCTCCAGCCACGACCACTAAGTGATGAGCGTGCCTGTTGAGCTTAGCAGCAGTATCGATAACGCTGGGAGCTTCTCGAGAGGTTGATGAAACGTGCGTTCCAGGAGCAGCTACTTTCTTGAGATATCCAACTTTCTTTGATGTCGGGATTGGATTCTTCTCATCACCTTCTGAGTGAGAAGTTACGATATGAGCTGAACCTCCTACTCTCTTAGCTTCCGCCTCCACTGCCCTGATCACTTTCACGTGACCTTTGTGTACCGGCTGGGCCCTCATGTTGAGGTTAGTGACTGCTGTGTGCTCAGCTTGCTCTTGAACTGGGTTGATGTTTATCTGGTCAGGCCTGTCGCCGCTTATGGTGAGACCTTTCTTCTCGATATCATCATTGACTTTGCTAGACTTCAGCTTCTTAGACGGCTTTGACGCGCCGACTTTGTTCTCATCGGCTGCAGTGGTATTACTGGTCGTATTGTTGGTCTCTGCCATGGTGATCTCTTCTTTTATTTTTATTTATAGTACTACCTTAAATACCGTGTCAGCTCCAGACTTAGCGATCCCGTAGTATCCTATGTCCATCAATATGTTATTAACTAGCTCACCAGCACTCTCACATATTACTAGAGGGTGGTGCTTTCTTATAGTATTTATAGAACCCCTGAGCGCAAAGTGCTCTGAGTTCTCTATGTCGAAGTAGATCAGCCCAAGAGAGCTGAACTCGAAGTCATCGAGCTTCATCATGACCGCGTTTCCAGTTAGCTTATCCCTATTTGGGTTGTCGATCTGGTTGTGCACGGTCCCCGTTCCCCTGTTACTCACGTGAGGAGCGCCGAATATGACCTTCATGTTCTCGTGACCAAGCGCCGCGTTGAACTTGTATATGTTCGGGGACTGGCAGTTCTGAGCTAAGCAGTAGAAGTTATATGGGTCCGGCTCAAATGTGTAGACGTACTCAAACATCTTCGACAGGAGCCTAGGGTACATGCCTGCTGCTCCACCTGCCTGAACTACGTTCTCGTAGCTAGTACAGTGCTCTTGTATGATGGGCTTTATGTGGTTCCAGTCGCTGGCGGGACCTACCCAGAGGCCATCATCCTCCATGGGCCAGACCCAGTCAGAAACTCCGTCTACGCTCTCAGTTCTTATCTTAGTCTTAAAATCCATTTGTGAGCCTCTTCGGTATCTTGCTGTCAGCACTTGAGACGCAAGTCTTGGTAGTGCACAGCATTGGTTTGTGGAATAGCTGGAATCCAGACTCGATGTTGCCGAGTGGCTTATCGTGACAGCTGTAGCTTCTCTTTACTGAGCCGTCGGGCTCTCTTATGATGATGGACTGGTACCCAGAGTGGCACATCCAGCCCTCGAACTGGTTGAAGTTGAAGGCGTTCATCCTCTCGGACTGGTCTAAGTACCACTTCTTTCCAGAGGAGTCGGTAAGCTCTACTTGGAAGTCCTGAGGTATATTTGAGTCGTCTTGTATCAATATGTCCTCGAGAGGCCTCTTTGCTTTTGGCCTAGAGAACGTCTTCTTTGTGTCGGTAAAGAATCTCTGCGGCATTCCGTTGTGAAGAATGCTGAGCATCTCATCTGTGTATCCGGGGACCACGACGCTCGCTTTCTCATCGCTCTGGGGCTTGAGAGTCACGTTGATGCCCCTATCGTGAAAGTACATGGCCTCCTCGTAGAGCTTATCGAACCACTGGGGGACCATGACCATGTTTATCGTCACTTGTATGTCCCAGCTCTGGAAGAACTCTAGCTTATCAGCGAACTCAGAGACTTTCTCCGGAGTATTGAGGTGCTCTTTGTGAAATGACGCAGTTACGGAAGCGCGGTTGAAGTTAGCGGCGATCCGAACGTACTTCTCAAAGAACTTCATGCTCTGTGAGCAGTTGGACGTCATGTGAACCGAAGTGTAGTTGCAGTTCGGAACATCGTCCGCTAGGTGCTGGAGTATGTCCAAGTACCCCGGATGAAAAGTCGGCTCACCTCCACTCAAGCTGAAGTGGTAGCTATTGAAGCCGTTGGCTCTCGACTGCCTCTTTATCTCATCTATGGTCCTCAAGCAGAGCTCAGTTGGCCTGTGGTCTTTAGTCCTGCTGTTAGCGTATGGCCAGCAGTAAGAGCAGTTGTAGTTGCAGAACCTTCCCAAGATCCAGCTCACGACAAAGAGGTCCCTGTAGATCATGGACCTCTGCCCTACTTTTACGATATCATCGAACGGTATCTTAGAGAAGTCGTAGTTTGACCAGCTCAGCTCATTCATGCCAGATGTCACCCTGCATCGCGTCGATGCTCAGCTCATTGATGTTCAAGTGCCTAGGCTGGTCGACCAGCCACTTAATATATAAGGCGATCTCATCGAGGCTAATGCACTTTCTAGTCGGGTGCTTGTGCTGGTTATTAGACAGCGTGCCAAAGCTTATGTACGATACCTTGCAGGGAGGTAGAGATGACCAGACAGACGAGTGTGATATATCATTGCTCATGTCCCTGAGAGCTCTCTTCTCGGTGCCGTATAGCCACACCTTACCGCCGGTGACCCTATCGATGGTGCTGCCGACGTTTATCACGTGCGTCTCGGCATTCCACTCTATGCACTTAGAGAACACCTCTTGCAAGATGAGTGTTTGATTGAAGTTGTGGAGGGCGGAGTTGTTTATGAAGACGTCGTGCTGGCACGCCTCCTCAGCTACTCTCTCGCGATCTCTCTTTGTGCTTAAGTCGTACCCAGTGCTCCTGCTGAAGAAGGTGGCTTCTGGGTAGATCTTACGTAGAGCCGAAGCTAGTCCCTTGTTAGGATTACCAGTGAGGCAGACTTTCATATTGCAGTCCATTATCAATTAAGAGCTTCTTGTGAGCTTCTTTGTACATATCGAGATCACTCATCTTAAACTCGACGCCCAACATCTCTTGTATCTCAGCAGCGTAGGTGTGACCGCTCTCAAATAAGAGTCTATCCACGTAGATCATCTTCTCAGAATCTATGTAAGATGGCGCCATATCTCTATAGAAGCTGTAGACGCTAGTGTTCTGGTGATACTCTAGAGCTTTCTTATTGAACATGAACTTGTATATTGACTCATTGCTCTTATTATCTAGACCGAGAGTCAAGTTAGTAGATCCTGGAAATATCTCACTCAGTGGTAAGAAAGACTGGTTACCATATGAGTAGTGAGTGTTGAATACGTTAAGTGAGTCTTTAAGGTGATCTAGCTGGTGTTGCAAGTCGTCGATGATATTTCTCTTGAACTGGTCTGGATCGGTGTCAAATACTATCTCGAAGTAGTTGACCTGCCTCTTAGAGAACCGCGTGTCTTGAGTAAAGAAGTACTCTTTATATAGATCACTTCTCCATAGACCAACTATTATGTCTAAGTTTTTAACACCGTACGCTGACTCAACTCCAGGAGTGTAGTACCAGACTGTACAGCCCTCGGTTATCTTCAGCTCATCTCCCATGATGAGAGTAGCTAAGAAGTCACCGCCATATGAGTGCGGGAAGTTTATGGTGATGAGCTTGTCAAACATCACTCGGGCTTCTTGAACCTAGTGTTATTCAATATCGCATTAGATACTTTCTTCGGAACGAGCTTAGCTATCGGCCTGTTATCTTTCTGTAAGACGATCCCCTCACCTGGAGATTTCTTGCCATCGATGCTGGTCTCCATGTCGGGGTGCTTGACTCCTTTTAGCACGTGCTCAGTAGCCTGCTCTAGGTGATGTCTGATATCGAGAGATCTCTGGAAGTGTGGTGAGTTCTTCTCTACGTGAGCTATGTGCTTAGCGAACTCAGCTCTCTTCTTCTCTTGTCCAGCAGCTGACTTGAGCTTACCTGCAGCTTTCTCACCTTCAGCCGCTAAGTGCTTCTTGTAACCCTCTACAGTTGGCGTCTCACCTTTGCGCGTGGTCCTGTTGGCGTAGATAGTGAAGTGGTTGATGTGGTCCGGAGTCAAGTGAGCGCTGGTGTGATTAGCCAAGAGCGCTTTGGCTGCATTCAGGTGATGCTCAGTAGCTTGACGATCCGCTTCTGAGTAGGTACTCGACTCTGGATGGTACTCGTGCTCAGGTGTGAATATGTTAGGAGACTTCTTCGTAGCGCCTTTCGACAGAGCTTGGGCTTTACCGTTCTTCACCTCAGTATGCAGGGCTATGCCGAGTGGAGCTTTGGTCTTAGCTTTATAAGTGATCCTGTTTGGAGTCACCGTAGTGTTCTCTCCACTTCTCTTTCCGGGCTCAGCTGGAGTATGCAAGAGGTCTCCTTGAACGTGGTGACCTTTATTGACTATCTCATGACCGTGCTTTAGTACGTGCTTGAGGGCAGCTGCGTAACCGGGAGCGTGACCGAAGTGCTTGTCGATCTCTTCTGGAGTTCGGGCAATGATGCCCCTCTTGAACCTGTGCTTATCAGAAACTCCAACGCCATGCTCATCGTGAACGATGTGAACTGAAGCGCCACCGTCGGTCTTGAGAGTTGACTTGATCGAGCTGGACTTACCCATCCTAGCGTTGTGGAACTGGCGAATGAGATCATGGCCGAGATTAGCGTGAGCTGGCGACTCATGAGCTATGTCCTTGGCGTGTGTCAAGTGCCCGAGCTGCTCACTCTCAATTGATGTAGATTCCTGTAAAAAGTCTGAGAATAACTTCATTATAGCTTTACCTTAGGTTTGACTGTTCCGCTAGTGACGCGCTCGATCATGATGTCGCTTTTCTTTACTTCTTTTATAGCTTCTATGTTTCCAAGCTTCTGTCCAGGAGCGTTGTTGATGAAGACGATCTCGTGGTTCTTGAAGTAGCTGTTGTACGCGATATCCGCGTAGTCCGATTCTATTTGGCTGTACCTTACTGGATTCTTCTGCTTCATCTCGGCCATGATCCCACTCGACATCTCGGTTCTAGTACCGCTGAGCTTAAGCTCTTCTCTTAGATTGTTCAGGGCAACGATGATGGGTGATAGGGGTACTGTTCCACCTAGCTTGAAGTCTGACGCTAGGTTATCCCTAGAGACCTTAACGGCTTTGAGCTCATATGTATCACTTCCAACGAACAAGTCGGCGCCGGCCGAAGAGCCACCACCGAGATAAGAGTTGTTTATGAGAAAGTACAGTGTAGCTTCTCCGGGACCAACACCTTTTAGATTATAGGAGTGGAGGCTCTGGAAATTACCGCTAGTTCTGAGTTGGGATATGAGAGAGTTTATCTTATCTTTATTTAGTCCGTTCACAGTCTTCGATAAGTCGAATGATGGGAACAAGTGAGTTCCGAACAGGTACTGGATCTCTCTCTTGTGTTTCGTGTCCTGTAGGTCTTTAGTAGTGATGTTGAACGATGTCACTTTCATCGCTCTACTTATGAACTCTGTATCTAGATCTTGAAGCATGGGCTATACTCTGGTTTTATACTCTGGTTTTATTGTATTTATCTATAGCCCACTTGCGTTCGGCACACCAGAAGCAATTACCGCACTCAGGAATGTGATCATCTGCGCTGTACTTCCAGCTTCTCTTGAAGTTAACGTCAGGGTACTTCTCGGGGCTCTTTATGATATCACCCTCGCAGCTTCTGGTCTTATTAAACAGGTCCATCAGGTTCATGTCATCGTACTGCATGATGATCCAGTCTTTCTCGATGAACACGAACGGCTTTATGAAGTAGCATCCCGTCAGCTCTTCTCTGTAGATCAGATTCCTCTCATCACCAGTTTCGGCTGAGTGATCTCTTATCTCCATTCTAAATGGGTGATCGATTAGATCATCTGGGTTCTTAGTCCTACCGTGAAATACGGCGTTGACAGTCTCATCGTAGAAGCTCAAGTAGTTGTTGAAGCTCCAGTTGACTATCTGCGACGCGCTCAGGTCGCCTACTATATTTCCTATAGATGAGTGCTCCATCTCCGGGGCTATGAACCCAACGTGCCTGCTCTCTATTGTATCTGGATAGAGAGCTTTTAGCTCTTTGTATATTCTCTTGCTTATAAAGGGCTGCCATGGTCTATTGAACCAGCAGCGATCGAAGCTAACGATATCAACTTTGCAGGGGAGACCATTTCTCTCTATCAGCTCACATATCGTGAACGCTAAGCACGCGCTGTCAGCTCCTCCCGACAAGTTGACGTAGACTCTTTGCCAGTCCCTGCCAAACGCGAACGGCAAGTTATCGACGTAGAATATGTCGATGTCCTTTATATCATTTCTGATTATGAAGTTGTTGTAGTGCTTCTCAATCCACTCCATCAAAGACTCCTCTCATCTCTGGAAAAGTCTCCTCAAATGAGTTCCCTCTCTGGTCATCGCACAGCTTTAGGAACTGCTTGGTCTCTGGTAGCCTGACGCTCCAGTCCTCTGCCTCCATGAACTCGAGTATGCTGATGAGGGTCTTCACGCCGTACTGGTTCTCTCTCCATCTCTCATAAGTTATGTCCTCAGTCACGCCGAGCTTCCAGTTCTCCTCCCACCAAGGAATGAACTCCTCGTACTTCTCTCTTACTTTCTTCTTGAACCATGTCGGTAGAACTTTAACGTTCAAGTGCGGTGGATGGTAGACGAAGTGGAAGTTAACTCCACCTCCGGTCTGGGGCCAGACGTTGATCTTCTTGTAGTTCTGAGTGAGCTTCCACTTGATGAACTCAGGTAAGTAGTACACGTTCAAGAACTGGACTGCGCACGCGATGGTCACCTCGACGTTGTCGGACGTCTGCTCATCGAGAATTCTAAAAACTTCTTGAGTCCTCTCCCACTTAGACGGATAGCGGATGTACTCATTCCTCTCAAATATATCATCAACCGAGTAGTGAAAGCGAACGAGCTTGAACTCTCTCCATAGATCAAATAGATCTTCTCTCCACTCAACGGCATTCGAGTTATATCTGATCTCGAGATTCTTGGCATGACCGAGCTCGATGCACTTCTCCAGTATGCTGTAGTGTTCCTCGATGATGGTGCTCTCACCACCAGCGAAGTAGATCTGCTGCATGTGCGGTATCTGCTCATAGAACTGCTCCCAGAACTTTGGGTTGTTCTTGTGCCAGTTGTACGATGATCCATTGAAAGACCCCTTGTTGTTCCACTGCATGTTCTGCTTGAGTGACTTGTTAGTTACTCTTGGAGCTATTGCCTTAAAGTCATTAATCCAGCCTGAGCTGTCATGAGGTGAGCACATAACGCAGGCCAGCTGGCACTTAGTTCCAAATCTCAAGTCGATGTAGACCAAGTTCGGCGGAACTGAACCGTCCCACTCAGTCTCGTTAACGAGCTTCTCGATATCTACTCTCTTGCTCCAGTACTCAGTCTCCCATACTCTCTTGGAGACGTATCCCGCTGCCTCCTCCTTGAAGCACTTCAGGCAGCTGGCCGGCTTCTCTCCATCCAGCATCTGAGTGCGTATGTTCTTCATGTAGGTGCTGTTCCAGCTAGTGAGGAAGTCCGATACGTTCAGGTTATTGGGCTTCCCATCTTCGGTCTTTAGGATACCGACTTGACCGCCGTGCACTTTATCGTTCGTCGGACCAACACTCGACGCATTAGCAGTGCAGCAAACGCGCATAGATCCATCTGGGCGAGTGCTCAGATGGATCCATGGTAGTACGCAGAAAGTTGGTGAAGGTAGCTTCTTCACTTAGAACTTTACAGTCAACCCACCGGTGATCGAGTCGCCGGTCGCGTTATAGGCGGAGTCGAAGCTCCGAGCTAGCTTAGCACTTACGCTATAAGTTGGAGTGATATCGTAAGTGATGCCAGTGCTGAGCTGGTGGCTCTGGTAGCTGTAAGCTGTAGAGTCCACTGCGTTGCGGAAGCGGTAGCCAACTGCGTTGAGCGTGATGCCATTTCCAACAGCGTAGTCAGCGTTACCGTAGAGAGCGTAGTACGGGAAGTTGCCCGTGTCCACGAAGCGCTCACCGACACCGACCTTGCCAGATACGGAGACTCCGTACATAGATGGAAGCGCGTAGCCGCCCTGTACTTCTAAGTTCTGCTTCAAGAGCGAGTTTGCAGCCTGAGTAGTGCTGGCAACTCCACCGACTGAGAACCCAGCGCCTAGGCTGTGCTTATAAGCGACAGTGTAGGCATCATCGACTTTAGAGCCGAAGTTAGTTCCTAGGTCCTGACCATAGGAGACCGTGAGGCTGTCAGTCGATGCAGCAGGTGCTGGTGCTGCAGCTACTGGAGCTGGAGCAGCGGGTGCTTTCTTCTTGTTAGGAAGGTCGGTCGCGTAAGCGCTCGTAGCGAGAGCCATAGACGCGGCAATAATAAGTAGCTTCTTCATTAATTGTAACTCCTAGTTGTTATTATGAGCTAGCCCTCCAGTACGAGGTTCTCGTGTGTGAGCTTATTTTTTCTAGCCCACAGGACGACAAGCCCGATTGCACGCCCGTGGGCTTCTATCTCCCAGGGCGTATCCCAATAGTCGATCTTCTCAGTGTCATATCTCTGTCCACAGAACTTGTAAACTTTCCTTTCACGTTGAAGCTCGTACATCTCACCTTTGGCCCACTGCTTAACGTGGACTAGCTCGTGAGCTAAGCTATTTAACAGAAGCGGGAGCTTCTGATCCGGATCCATGTCGATTGAGAACTCCTCTGGCCTGAAGTGCTCGTCTTCCCACACGCAGTTAGCGTACTCATTAGTGGAGTTAAACATGCCCTTCTTAAAGCGCACTCTGATATCGAGCTTGTCGCGCTTCGGCTTAGTGAAGAACTTCTCGAGAATGAAGTCAGCTAAGCTCTTGATCTTCTCAAGATCTTTTGGCTTCACTTTCTTGGTATTATAGAACTTGATCATCAGCAGACTTACTGGTAAAGCTTATTGATGTTGAAGACCGTGATCTTGTAGTAGCAACCGCGATCATCCGCTTCCTGAGATATGTTCTTCGTGGCTCGGTTGCGAGCAAAAGTGGCTTCGTCCTCGTTATTAAAGACACCGATGACGCTCTCATGGTTGTATGTGGGGTCCACCACAGATATAACGTATGCCTGCATCATGCTACTTCCCTTCCAACTGGACGACCTGCGTATTTTTCCATAGTATCATAGTACCAATCTTCGTTCTTATCGCGGAGAATTGCAAGAGGAGCTTTACCTTGGTCCAGAGCCATA